GTTCTACTGTACCGTTATCTGGTAAGAGAGGATTGCCATCTGGATCAAGATCAAAGAGTTCTTGAACGATAACTTCTGGTGAAGGATTTCTCCAACCTTGTATATTAGCCATATTAGTCACCTCTATAGGGAAAATGCCCATACTATTTAAATTTTAACGCTTTTTCCAATAGGATGAAAAATATGCTTTATATATTTTTAACACTTTTGCAACAAGGAGAGAAAAATGGCTGTCTTTTCAAAGAAGTTCTCAGATATTAATGGCTTTGTATTATGGAGCGATAGTACAGTTGAAGGTAAAAGAGCTAGATTAGTTATTTCCTATAGAGATGTTAATCCAAGGATTACTGTTTATACTGGAGTAAATGGTAAAGAAGGAGTGATTTCTTGGCCTTGTGATCTACCACATTTTGTAGGTATTTTAAATATCCTTAAAGATGTAGCTAATGGACCAAATGGTGATAGAAAAGTTATTGATTCACTAACAACTAAATATGAAAATGATAAACCAACTAATGAAAAAGCTCTTGTAAGTAAGCTTGTTATTGGTAAGAATAATGAAGGTATTTGTTATTTAGCAGTTATTACTGAAGATAAACCAAAAATCGTATTTGAAATTAAACCATCTCAGTATCATGTCTTTAGAGATAGCAACGGTGATGTTATCTCAGATAGTATTACATCTAGATATATGGCTATTGGGATAGCTGATGCATTACTTAATCTAGTTGCTATAGTTTTACTTGAACACACTAAGGAAGCATATGAAAATGTAACTAATAGAACAGAAATTAAATCTAGAGCTAAGAATGGTAATGAGAATAAAGAGTACTTTGAAGACCTTACATTTTAATAAAAAAGTTATTCACCCCGAAAGCCATATGTGCTCGGGGTGAATATTAGTAACATATATTGTCTTTGGTGTGCAACCAAGTGAAAAAAGGAGAAGTTGATGTTGCAAATCAAAATGTTAGAAGATCCAGTGCTTGGCTATCTTCTTAGGATCTTCTATGGGAATGAAACACTTGACGTAAGTATTTTAAGTTTAGTACCTAAAAAAATTAGTAATGACCCATATGAACCTATAGTCAATAACTATCTTAGTACATTACTATTAACAGATCAAAAAAGGATCTTTGAGATATATAAAGAAGTAGCGCAAGTATCTGAATCTAACTATAGTGCAATGAGCAGAGACTATTACACTCTACTTGAAGATAGGTTAGATGAATTAGTCAATATCCTTAACCTTGATAGAATTAACGCTTATCTTGAAAGGTATCCTAATCTTATCGCTTATCCTGATGATATATCTGAGACATTTATTCCTGATCCAGATCTAACTATAACTGAAGATAAGACATATCTCAAGAAGGATTATAGAGATCTAGTAGGACTATTAGTATTACTTAGGTGTTGTGTTCCTGTGTTTGTATATTATTACACTAACTTAAAACCAACTACTAAACAATCACCAAGTACTAAACAGTTTATGTTTGCAACACTACTGTTATTCACTAAAAGCTCTCTATTTGAATCTAATGTTTATTTAAAGCTATTAGCATATGTTAAAGCTATACAAGAGACATTTAACACTGGATCAGATTCTAAATTTGACCAATATGTCATTAATGAAGGATTAAGTAAAGATGACATCATAACCTCTATAATAGCTGAGATATTACTAAATAAGCTACTATTTTTAGATGTATCTGATCCTAAGAATAAGATTATCTCCTTCATATATCAGACCATAAATGTTAAGTCTAAGTCTATGGCTTCTAAAGGCTCTATGATAAAGAATAAAAAAGAAACAAGTAATAAGAATATTGAGGATAAAAGCTACTTTGAAGATTATCGTAAGTCTTCTGATATAGCTATAGGGACAGTAGCTGAAATACAATATGCTTGTGGTCAATTGGATAAAATCATCTTAACACTAAATGCTGGTAATTATTTTAATCTAAAAGAGTATGAAGAGCAATTAGTCTATAGTAGGGATCTTATACATGCTCCTATCTTTAATGTACAGATTCACCTACTTGGATGGTTTTTAAATAGATATATAGATCCAAGAGCATTATTTTACGTTGATAAAACTAGACTAGTTGAACTATTGTCTCTAGCTCATGTTATAACATGGAATATGGGTCATAAGTTTGTGTCTTTGCTATTAGTTAGCAGCATAAGTGAAGAAGACAATAACCTATTTATGTCTATTAGAAAAACAATTAATAAAGCTATTAGAGATAAATTATCAACTAAATATAGATTCATAATGGATGAAGAGGGAAATATTGATCCAATTGAGAAAACGATAGAAACAGTATGTAATGATATCATCTCCCACCAATGGGTACCTTATACTAATATAGAAAAGCTATGTGAGTATAATAAGACAAGGAGATTATCAGTTATAAATATCCCAACACACTTAGCAGATGAGATAGCAAAATACTCGTTGGATTGCTGAAACAAGGAGGAATGGCAGATGGAAGTAAACCATTATGATGCACAAAGGTTAGCAACGATTAATTATCTAACCAACAGAATCAAGTTAATTGATCTAATCTATATTCCAGTTGGATATTATAACGAAGTATATGCTAGACCTTATATAACAGCAGTTAACCATATGGCTATTAGTGAGTTAGCTGGACGTATGAGGGAAAATAACACTAAATTAGTAACAGAAAATGAACTAAGAGGTTTAACTAGTGATATAATTAAACCATCAGCTGTACCTGGATTTTGTGCTATAGATAGAGGATGGTTATCTACTCCTAGATATATCTTTGTATTAAGCGTACAAGCTACTGATATACATGGATTAGCTATGAACTATTATATTCAAGGATATACTAATTATAATGGAATTAGTATGCATGGACATGCTGATCCTAATATGGAACACTATATTAATAACATTATCGAAACTACAGTAATTACAACAAATACTCCATTTGGTATAAATACTACTGAACGTATCCATAAGGTGTATAACGTTATATCTAATACAAATTCAACTAATGACAACTATATCTTCCTACAAAGACCTTATGATGTATATTCAAATATTGAAACAATGATTACTAAAGATCTAGTTTTTCAAGGATCTGATTACTATTCTGTATTAGATACAAGATATATGATTAATAGCTTAAATAGCATTGCTAAGCCATCAACTGTTACTAATAATATCCCTATTGAATATGTCAGAAATGTAATTAATGCTGGTATTAAAGGAGCTACTCAACAAAGTTTTCAACTATCCATTAATGACTATAATGAAGCTTATTATAGTAAGGAAAATATTGCTGAAGTTGATATGATTTCTAATATCTTCATTCAGTATTTAAGGTATAAAGCAGGTAGAACTCATTTATATAGCTTTGAGTTTAGAGATTTACTTAATTTAGATGTAACTATAGCTGATAGGTTTAAGCTTATTAATATAACTAAAGCTGATGATTTACTTGCTCAAACTCCAGAAGTTGGAGAATATTGGACTGGACAGAATCTAGAGACAATTATTGCTTATTCAATCATTGAAACAGCTGTAGCTACAGCACTACAATATGGGTTTATCAAGATTCATTGTACTATCAGTAATATGTATGATCAATTAGGAACGATTCATTCCATTGTAACATATTTCCAATCTTATATTCAGCTACCTGAAGATCAACTATATATGCTAGCTGATATGTTTAAAAATAGCATCATTAATAAAGCTTTCCTAGATCTTACGTATAACAATAAGCTACCATGTACAGTAAATATCTATGTAGATGTATTTGGTACTACCAAGATCTCACTAATGATAAATGGTAGCAATGAGACTTGGTATACTATTCCAGCTTTTGCTAATAGCCTATTTGCTCCTATTGTAACAATGGATAAAAATGGATTAGATAATTTGTCTAGAGATGTACAACTTATCGTGGATGAACTTGTCAACATCTAGAAAAGGGGAATCTCATGCATGAGAAAATTGAGCAGTTCTACAAAAGCATATTAGAGTATGCTGGATTAAAGTATGATCCAGATAAGGACATCATTGTTGAAACTAATAATGAGATTGGTGAATTCAAAGTCAATGGTAAATATGTAACACTGCCATATAAGCATAATCTAAAACATCCTAATGGCAGAATGATTATGCATCCTTTAAATGAGAATTTCGTTAAACCAGAATCTAGTTTCTTCTTAGCATATAAGAAAAGACTAACAGTTGAAATAAACTTAAAAATTAGTGAGCTATTTAACAAAATCATTGAAATAGCTTCAGAACCTAGAGATATGACCCTTATTAAGAATGTAAATCTCATTAAGCTATTTTCCTCATTAAATGAGGTTAATATTAAGCTAGCTGAAGATCTTGCTAATATCATTAAAAGAGCTATAAAAGAGCATGAAGAAGGATTTATCGTAGACTTTATTCTTAACAAGAACTCTAATAGTAAATTTAAATATGCTTCAGCTGTGGGATTTGTAAAATTTAACTTATATAAAGATATCGTTAATGCCTTAGAAAATAAAGAGTATAGGCTATATAAATACCCAATAAGTAAGCGTAATATGGAGAACTTAAAGAATATTCATGAGCATATCTTTACTGGTAACCTAGATGAAGACTATTGGGAACAAACAGAAAATAAACGCTTTAGATATCTAACTATCCTACTTAAGACAAGTTACCTTGTAGCTTCTACTATTAATAAGTATATTGAGTATATTAATACAGATCTTAATAGTAAAGGCAGTAAAGTAATAGAACCTCTAAATACAGATTGGGTAAATATCATGCAAGATCTATACGATCTAGATACTGAAATTAGACTTATCCCTAATCAAGATGAATATAGAGAAACTAGTGAAGAACCTAGTAATACTTCTATAGGTCCATCTCGGTTAAATATCAATGAAGATAATCTCAAAAATGTACAGGTAAATAATACAGTTAATCAACAAATGCAACAGCCTATCTATACACCACAAACACCGATGGTTAATCAACCACAGCAAACTGGTAATCAACAGTCTAAGCAACCATTAGATCCGTTACAGATTCTTAAGCAACCTAATATACAGCAGCCATATTTATATCAACAACCTATGCAAACATATCAACCTCAAGCACCTATTCCATATTGGATGCAAAGAGAGTTAATGGCTTCAAATATGCAACAGGTTAATCAATTTAATCAGTTTAACCAAGTACCCATACAACAACCTGGTATGATTAATCAAGTGCCTATCCAACAACCTATTGGATATGGTCAGTTTCAACCATATCAGCAAATGCCTAACATGGGATATTTTAATCCTAATGTACCACCCATGTTTCCATACATGCAGCAACCAAGATATACAGCTGGTTAAAGGTTATTTAATCCACCAGGAGCCTCATGTTAGGCTCCTGGTGGATATTTTTTTTAGTTAAAGGCTATTTTGTCTCATTAACTCTTGTTCTTTAACAAAAGCTTTTTCACAACTAGGATTACAGAATAATCTATTTAAGTTACCTGTAAAAGGTTCACCACAATAATGGCATTCACCTATAGGCTTTAATTTAATACTCTCTTTTTTACTATTAGCAATAGCTAATTTAATATTAGCTTCTTGCTCATCAAATGCTAAATCAGCTTCATCTGCCATTTTTATTTTCCTAATTAGAAAGTTTAAATGAGGTTTTATTTAATTGTCACCATTGAACAACTGTTAATGCTGCTTTAATGTAATTACCGTTATAGGTAAGATTACCATCAGCGTCTTGGTCAATTTTATCAAGTTGTGTCTTATTAGCATGGACATGCGAATTTGCTACAGCTGTATCAATAGCAGAAGGCGAAGAAGTTGGTTTACCTTGGATTGAGTTCCAGGTAACCATAAGGTCCATCGATTCATATTCAGCTACTTTAATAAACTGATTTGAATCTGCTTTATAGAAATAAAGCGCGGCACCTAAATTAACAGTTGGATCACCTGTTGCATCGGCAACATATACCATTGTGTTTGATGATAATATTAAAGCATCTCTTACCGTAATATCAGCGGCATATTGGATATAATTAAAACTTTGCATCGCTGAAGTAATTAAAGCTTGCACTTCAGCTTTTGTAATTACATGTCTTGCGGTTGAGTCATCGTTAGATGATAATATAATTTGTAATTCGCTAGGAGATCCTGTTGGGGCAATGAAGTATAGAGTGTTTGGTGCATATATTCCAGGATCAGCTGTTAATTTTTTAATGTCTAAAACTGCCATTTAGAATCTCCTTTAAGAAAAAAACCTACCAATCAGAGACTGAAAGATTCAAACCATTACAAGTACAACTACCGCCATTAGTATTAGTATTATTATTAACCGCTGCATCTAGTTGACTTCTTTTAATACCTGAATCTTGACTTAATATTTGTGGAGCTTTAAACTCCACTTCTTTATAAAACTTTATAGAGTTATCACTTATTTCAATAGCCGGAGGAGCAGAAGGTGGTTTATATAATTCATCTAAAATTTCAGATAGTGGAATATTGTACATTTTTTTAGCTAACGCATAAATGTCTACCATTTTTACCCTCCTAGTAGAAAAAAGTTTTAGTATTTAATGTAAAAGTTCTCACCAAGTAAAGCGCTAGACTGATAATCAGGTAAATAGAACTTATTAGAATCGATATTTTGTTGATCGTTATAATAAGGGGTATAATCAGTGATACCAGAAGTAAAAGTTGCTGAATAAATACTATTCAAAAAACTACTACCATTAAATCCACCGATAAAATATATCCTATTACCTGCTATAACTGATTGATTATAAATCATAGCTGCAATAGGAGCATTACTTATTTGAGTCCAAGATCCTATACTACCATCAGCTAATATAGCTGCTCGATATGTGGTATTTGTATATTGAGCATTAGATAAATCATAACCACCTATACTAAACACATAATTATCAGTACATACTATTGCTGAACCATATATGTTATTTGGCATATTTACAATAGAAATCCATGATCCTATATTACCATTAGAGTCAAATGTAGTGTAATAAATTTTTGAATTAGCACCATTATAAACCCCAAAAATATATATTCTGTCTCTAATAAGTAAAAGACTACCATTATAAAAATTAGTAGGAAAGTTAGGAAGAGTTTCCCAGTCACTCAATACACCATCATTATTAATAGTAGTTCTATAAATTGTACTAGTAGAAGCACCACCTGTCCAACCACCTACTGCATATAACTTATTTTTAATGACAAAACATACGGGTGATTGTCTTACACCAGGTAATGGTGTTTCTGTTCTAAATACACCTAATGTACCATCACTATTTATAGGAGCAGAATATACAGATGAAAGAGCATAAATACCGTCAGCTCCACCTATTAAATAAATTCTTCCTTTAGCTGCAACATATCCCATACCATACATAGCTACTGGTAGAGTCCCTACATTGCTCCAAGTAGATATTAAATTACCATTAGCATCAAAAGAAGCTCTTTGGATGGTGTCTATAGCACCACCTCCAGTATATCCTCCTAATACATAAATATAATTCTTAGTCACAAAAGGAATCATATAGAAAGTATTAGTTATTAAACTATTACTGCTTGTCCAATCTGTTATATCACTCTGCGTAGATGGGTTAAATCCATATTGAGATTGCCATGGTGCACCACCACTTGTAGTAAGTGGTGCATATATATCTCCAATAATGTTATATAAATCGCTATAAATTGTTTTAGATACAACAGTACCATTACATTTTAAATATCCAGACGGTGTAATAGGAGATAATGATTTAATAACTGTTCCTATAGGTGCATTACCAACAAAAGACGTATTTGTACTAATTAAATTTTGTACTTCGTCTCTTGTAATAGTGCGTCTAACTATACTACCGTCATTAGAAGATAATGCAATTTGTAGTTCATTAGGTGAATTTGTAGGTCCTATTAAATAAAGGGTATTAGGTGCGTATACACCAGGATCAGAGGTTAGCTTTTGAACATCTAAAACCGGCATTTAAATTCTCCTTGAAAAAATGAAACCTAGTATTTAATGTAGTAATTTTCAACTGATTTATAATCAGGATAATAGTCAGGTAAGTAAAAGTTGTTAGGATCAATATATTGCTGATCAGTATAATAAGGAGTGTAATCAGTGATACCAGAAGTAAAGGTAGCTGAGTAAACAGTATTTAAATGACCATTTTGATAATTATATCCACCTATAAAGTAAATTTTATTACCTACTATAACTAGTTGAGCATCACCTGCTATAATAGGACCATTGTTTATTTGAGTCCAAGGTCCTATATTACCATCAGATAAAATAGGTGCGCAGTATGAAGAATCTGTATAATTTCTATCATATGTGTTAAAACCACCTATACTAAATACATAATTATTGGTGCATATTATTGCTGAATTAAATATGTTATTTGGCATTTTCATGTAATAATTCCATGTACTTATATTACCGTTAGAATTATATTTAGTATAATAAATTCCTGGTCCATTATCATCTTTGGGTCCAAAAATGTATACTCTATCCTTAATTATCAAAGATTTCCCATAACTAAAACTTATAGGAAAATTAGGTAAAGTAACCCAATTATTTAATCCACCATCATTGTTTATGGTGGTTTGATAAACAATGTTTGAATCACCGCTGTTACCATATCCACCTACTACATATAACTTATCTTTAATAACAAAACATACAGGATAAAATAAATCATCAGGTAACGTTGTTTCTGCTCTAAATATACCTAATGTTCCGTCGTTATTTATAGGAGCAGAATATACAATAGATACATCATATAAAGAACCATAATACCCACCTATTACATAAAATCTACCTTTATTTGTTACATAACCCATACCACGCATAGCTACTGGTAGAGTTCCTACATTACTCCAAGTGGAAGTTAAATTCCCATTACTATCAAAAGAAGCTCTTTGAATAGTATTTATAGCAGTACTTCCATTATATCCACCTAAAATATAAATATAGTTCTTAGTCACAAGAGAAGCTGTAAAAATTGTAGCAGTTATTAAACTATTAGTGTTCGTCCATCCAGTTATATCGTTTTGTATTGATTGGTTAAACCAATATTGAGACTGCCATGGAATACCACCACCTGTAATAAGTGGTGCATATGCATCTCCAATAACATTATATAAATCACTATAAGTCGTTTTAGATACAGCTGCACCATTACACCTTAAGTATCCAGGTGGTGTATTATCTGCCACTGATTGAATAATTGTTCCAACTGGTATATTTAGGTTAGTTATTAATGAAGGAGAGACTGTAGTATCAACATAGTCTTTAGTTAAAGCTGTATTTGTATTAGCAGTATCAACTATAGATAGATATAAGGGATTATTAGCTACTGGATTAAGCTTACTAAGCTTATTGTTATATGTATTAAGTAGGTTATTATATGCTGTAGTAATTACATTAAAAGCATTTTCTACATAGCTTTTATTGACAATATTGTTTTGGTTAGCTGGAAATACAGTAACATTAAAAGGGTTATTTAATTGATCACCACCTCTATTGACATAACCTGAAAAGTCAACATTAGTTATATTTTGTGTTATTGTAGGTTTTATATAGCTTCTAAATAAGTTAGAGATATTAGTGTATCCAGTAGCTAATTTATTAGCTATATCATGGAGTTTTTCAGTTACCTCTAATTCACCTTTTGTATTAGGGTAATCATTATAATCAGGGATAGATACTAGTACATTTGGATCAAAATCAGTAGTTAGAACATCTAGTATATAGATAGGTATATCTTTATACTTATCTATAATAATGTTAATTAAGTCATTAACATTAGGCTGAATACTACCACCAAGAGTTTGGTAAGTTAATGATATAGTCTGATTAGGTGTAGGGTTAATAAGTTCAATAAAGCCATATAGTTCTCTACTAGTTTTTCTAGTAGCAGCAAGATGTATGCATTTAAAGACATAATCTACATTAGGAGTTAATGTAGTCCATGTAGAACCATTATAAACACTAACTACAAGTGAATCTTTGTAAAAACTTATGTATTCTGGGAAGATATAGTAGTGGTTATTAATATTTTGTTCTGTAGAGACATGTAGTTCATTAGTAATAAGATTAGTAGGTGCATTACCTACTAGATCTAATGGGTAAGGCATATATTACTCCTATTTAGCTTATAAATTCAAAGGATCAAAATTTATAGCATCTTGCTCCAGGATATTACACCTGGAGCAAGATGTTGGTAAATTAAATTTTAATTATAGTTTTTACACCATTAACTACAGGATAATTAGGTAAGTAAAATTTGTCTTTTTCATCTAGATTCTGTTGTATATGGTAAACACTTGTACCTAAATCAGAAAAATCAACATAATCAACTAACCCACCTTCTATATCATATGTTAATACAAATGGTATATACTCAGCTAATGAATTATAATCAGAATTTATTATATTAGAATAGAAAAACAAATACAATTTATTTTTAATTATTAAAATATTACTAATAAATGCACTATCTAAATAATAAATGCCATCAGAATAATTTGTTATAAAATTATTAATAATTGAATCTAAATATAATATTTCTTTTAATTTTATATTTGTAATAGATCCTTGTATATCAAAACTTAATTCAATTATAAAAAGTTCAGTAAAATAATAAAAATCGAATGTAAAACAATAAGCTTTGTTTTCAAATGTAATCATGTTAAAATAGTTAATATCACCAATACTTAAAAGATAACTAAGAGACATATTAGTATAAACAGGTGTAGATATATATCCATTACTAAGTATAGTCGACATATATATATTTTTAGTTTTTTTTCCTATAGCATAGATTTTATCTTTCATTCTAAAGAAATATGAGTATTCATTATTAATGCTATCAAAAGGACTAGTTGCTAGACCATTACCTTCAACTAAATTAAAGGTAGTATCATTAATATACTTAAAAATAGTTGTATATACACCATTACTATCGCTATTAGAATGGAATATGTATTTATTTAAAAGTTGTGTGGAATTATAGATATTAAACTTAGTTGTAGTGTTGATTGTAACAGGTGTTAAGTTATTAAAGCTTATATCGCCATTTGTAAGTATAGTGGTTTTATATACGTTATTAGCTGCTGTGGAATCAATAGTAGAAGCATCGAAATAATTAGTTTGTCCGGATATAGGGGTAGCACATGTTTTAATGTTTGTTATATAAGCATTATTATTCCAATAAAATAGATCAAAGTAGACAATTTTGTTATTGTTAAATGTTGGTGAAATAAAATTAGAGGATAAAATTGCACCATTATTATCAATTGTAACAACATATGGAGAAGATACTAGCTTATTGTTATTTACTGTATTACGATATTCAAAATAGAGATAAATCTTATTTTTGGTAACAGCCATAAGGTGGTATGAGTGTAAGTAATAGACTATTGAACTACTAATGATATTATTAGCTGCATTTGGGAATAATGTATTTTTCACTGATATGTTGTAGTTATTAGCAAAAAAGTTATATACGTTACCTGGTATATAGTAAGAATTAAAGTCAGATTGAAATACCCAAGGTTGACCATCACCTAGTGCTTGCGTTGGATCAAACTTATCACCTATAACGCTATATAAATTAGCATATGTTGTTTTAGAGACTTTAGCTCCATTACAAGTTAAATATCCAGGTATGTTTGTATTTTCATTAACTCTAAGTAATGTACCAGTTGGATATTGGTCATATGCTGTTATGCTGCTAATAGCATCATCTATGTACTTTTTTGTTGCTATTTCTGTATTAGCTACAGGTTGTCTTGATAAAGTAAGTGGCGTATTAAGGGTATCATTTGTTCTATTAACAAGATTTTGTGTACTAATATTAGCTTGGTAAGTATTTGTTAGATTATCTATCCAAGATTTATTAACTGCGTCATTTGGGTTTTGTGGTGTGTAGTTAAGAAGCAGGGGACCAAGCATAGTGTCTCCTGCTTTTTTAACATAGTTATTAGTATTAGCTATTGTTGCTTGTTGTGAGATTAGTGTAGATAATTTATTAATGATTTTATTATCATCTGTAGCTGAAGTAGCTGATATATTAGTATATAGTTCATTGAGCTTATTAATATAAACAACGCTACTATCGTAATTAACGTAATCAGGGTAACCATGTTGATAAGGAAAGTCTTGTATACCTTCAATAAGTTCATCTAATGCTCTAAGGTTGATATTATCTATATCACTACTAATTTTATTAATTAGAATATTTCTATCTATTTCTAAATCTGGATTAACTGGTTTATAGGTTGCTTTTAGGTTTGTATATTCATACTTCTTATCTACTAATAAACCAGCATATATAGGCTTACCAATTATTCTTGTAGCTGCTCTATAAGGTAGTATAAAGATGTAATCAACATCTTCTACTAGTGTAGTACTAAGGTAAGTTAAAGTAAAATTATCTACATAAAAGGCATTATGCTGTAAGAATATAATTTGCCATTTGTCTTTATTAAAAGATGTAGTTAAGTTTTCATTAGGGATATAGTAGTCCAAAAACCATTGTGTTGCCATAATTTATCCTTTCCCTATATGGTTGTAAATAGAGCTTCTAAGCGTTGATAGTCATTTTGGTCTATGATTTTAAACATAGTTTTTGTTCCATCATAGTCAGTAGGATTCATATAACCATTAATATAAGCTGTATATTCGTATAGGTAAGCTGGAACATTGATTTCGTTAAATAAACCATATAGGTTACCTTGATATCTATAAGCTATGATATCCTCAATATTAACTATATTAAAACCTTTTGTTTTATTAATGTAGTCTAGATGTAACTTAAAGTAATTACTAAATTTCTCATGATCACTTCTTATGCGAAAATTAGGCAATTGTGAAAGAACAAGCATAGCTCTACCTTTAAAAAATAAAGGTTAAACCCAATGGATTGGATACTGTCATAAACCTATATATAGTATATGGCAGTATCCGCTGCTATTTTCTAAAGGAGCAAAAAATGGAGTTTCCAGTTCCACAGGAATCTGAACTTAAACCTAACTTTGTAGGAATTAACTCATTAAACTCATTTATCGCTAATATCTCAGCTCCTAGATCTGTAATGTTCTTTAACCATTTTTCTCAAAGACCAACATTAGTTAAACCAGATAGCAGACTAGTTAAAAGTGGTGCTGAATATGAATTAGCTAAATATATTAACGACATAAAAGCAGAGGAAAACTGTATCATTAGGGATATTATCTCATATATCCCTGAGTATAAATATGGTTTATCTCCAATTAAGTATATGCTGGTAGAATATGAAAAAGAGTATGGAGATACTAAGAAAATTGTTATTGACTGCATAGAGATACCAGTTGTTCAATCAACTCACACTAAATTTGGATATGAATTAAAGGTAAGAGATGAATTTAATAGAGGTAACCTTTTCAATGAAACCATTTTAAAAGATACGATTATAGCGACCTCATCTTCCTATTTGGAAGATGGGTCATATGGTTTTGGTCTTAATGCAAATGTAGTCTTTATGTCTCATCCTGGAACAGCTGAGGATGGATTTGTGGTATCTGAAAGTTTCATTAATAGAGCTAAAATATCTCTAGTTGAGAAACGTGTAATTAATATTACACCTGATATCATTGGACTTAACATCTATGGGGATAGTAATAATTACAAGATGTTTCCAGATATTAATGAATATGTAAGAGATGATGGTATTGTATTTGCATATAGAAAGAGAAATGACTACTTTAGTATATCTGATCTAGCAGATGAGAACTTAAGTAGGATAGATCCTATATTTGATACTGCTATCTATGTAACACCAGGATCTAAAGTTGTTAATATAGAAGTTGTAGCTAGTGCTAACCGTAAAAACACATTAGGAGATAAAATCACTAGACAACTTGAAGATTATTATAACGAATATATCCAATGCTATAAAACACTAGTAGAAAAAGTAGAAACATTGTATAGGCAAAAAGCTGCTTTATTTAGATCTACAGATATGGTTGAATTGTCTCCTAGATTACATGTACTTGTAACTAATGCTAAACAGATACTACATGCTGCTAATCCAGCTAATAGAATTAAATTGTTATATAAGAAAATGCCAGTAACTCAATATAGGCTTGTTATTACAACGCTATGTGAGATTATTCCAACTATTGGGTTTAAATTAACTTGTTGTCATGGTGGTAAAGGAGTAATATGTAGTATATTACCAGATGACCATATGCCAGTTGATGAAGCTGGTAATAGAGCAGATGTCATTGTAGATCAAGGTTCCACTATCTCTAGGATGAATATCTCAAGAACATACGAAGCCTATTTTGGTGGTTTAGCTAGAGATACAAGAAATAGAATCATAGACATGTGCGCTAAAGCTCTAAATGTTGATCCTGAAGTATTAAAGTCTAATCCTGAAGTCTTTATCACTGACGAAGTAGCTAAAAGTGTACAAAATTATCTACATGGGTTATATAGGCTATTTAGTATCAGGATGAGTAAGTTTATTGAAGAGCTTGGTATAGAAAAAATGAAGCTATATCTAGCCGATATTATTAAGAATCAACTATCATTCTATATTCCAACTGACAATGAAATTACAGTAGTTGATGCTATTAAAGCTATTGAAAATAGTCCATATAGACCAGTTCGTAGTTATATTAAATATAAGGACTTTTATGGAAGAGAGTGTTTAGTAAGATCTAAGACACAAATTGGGAATTTTTATATAATGTTCCTAGATAAGATTGCGGATAGCTATATGGCTGTATCAAGCTCTAGGGTAAATAACTTCGGATTTCCTATTAAGTTAAGTCCTACTGAAAAAAATAAGTTTCCACATTCTCTAACACCAGTTAGATCTCTAGGTGAAACTGAAACTAGGATTCTAGCGTCTTATTCTGATCCTGTAGCTATAGCTGAAATGTTTGATTTAAACACTAACCCAACATCTCATAAGCTTGCAGTAAGTAAAATCCTACAATCAGATAAGCTAACTAGGATAGAGAACATTGTAGATAGAAATGACATTAAATATGGTAATACAAGGCCATTAGCTATCCTTAAGCATCTCTTTAATTGCGCTGGAATGAACTTTAAATACATTCCAGAATCAGAATCCAAAAATCCAAGGGATGAAAAATGAACGAAACAATCAATGCTAAAGATATAGCATTATATTACACAAGGGATCAAGTATGGAATACATTTACTATTGAGAGAAAATATACACCCATACGCTTTTGTGATGGGTATATACACAATATGTTTTATAAAGATATTATCTATAACTTCTACATTTGGCAACTATATAAATTAGCTCCTAGTGTTCCTATTTTGTATGAACATACTGTTAGTAAGTATTTAGAAGATACTCACTATAACGCTGATACTCATATTACGCTACTTGAAAGTAACTTTAGACATATAGTGCAAACACTTAACATTAAGACCTATAATGAAAAGGAACCATTATTAAAGATGTGCTATGATATTGTAAATATGATTTATAATGATATCGTATTTAATGTATCTCAGTACATGACAACTATTGATGCTATAGACTTCATTGAGGTTGTAGAACTAGATGAGATTAAGAAAATACATGCAGAATTAAAACCAACACCAGCAAGTATAGAGGAAGCTTATGCTAAAATAGCTAATGTTCTTAAATCTATAGATGATACAGAAAATATGTTCATTCATGCATATAAGTCTAAAACAGTTAATCAGAATCAAGCTAATCAGTGTATAGGTCCTAGAGGTTTTGTGACAGACGTAGACAGAACTGTATATAAGCAACCTATCATGTCTGGCTTTATTAAAGGACTTAACACTATCTATGAGGTAGCGGCTGAATCCAGAACAGCAGCTAAAGCTCATAGGGCTAATGATACACAGATTGCTAAATCTGAATATATCTCAAGAAGACTACAACTACTTACCATGTATGTAACTAAAGTAGTATATGGAGATTGTGGTAGTCAAGACTATATGGATGTATTAATTACAAAAGGTACAATTAAGAATTTTGCAGGTAAATATTACCTAGATGAACATAATGTATTAAGAGTAATTAAAGGAGATGAAAAACACTTAGAGGATAAAGTAGTAAGGATTAGATCTATATTTGGTTGTAGATTAGAAAACCCACATCAAGTGTGTTCTACATGCTTAGGGGATATATCAACAACATTTGAAAATAATAGTAATTTAGGTAACCTTGTTGTAATGTATGTAATGGAAAAACTATCTCAAGCTGTTCTTAGTACTAAGCATCTAACCTATAGCGTTAAAGCAGGAGAAGTTCACTTTGAACCACTAACAGCTAAATACTTCTATATCAATAAAGAAAATAACCTCTATCTACAAAAAGATGTAGATACTAAAGGCTTAAGTATAGTTCTACCAAGTAGAGATGTACCTAAGCTAATAGACGTAATTAACTTAGCTCATAACAGAATCTCAGTTGAAAAAATTGGTTGCTTATCTCAAGTGTTCTTTGTAAATGAAACTAAGAATAAGGTTGTTAAGGACAAAGTTATCATAATGTATAATGACAGATATTGTGTCATTACACAAGAGTTCTTAAGTTACATTAAGAACAATATTGTTCTATCTGATGTAAGAGGTAACTTTGTAATTAATCTAGACCATTGGGATAAGAGTAAACCAATGTTTCATATGCCAATGAAGGAAGATAATATCATTAACTTTGTAACTAATATAGCATCTATAGTTGAATCAGAAGTAAAAAGGATTAAAAACCCATATGAAAAAGCAGATACACTATTTACAGTACTTAATAAGAAGCTAGACGTTAATTTCAGTATAGTTGAAATTATCACCTATGCAACCACTGTTTATAATAGAGCTATAGGAGACTATAGACTACCAAGAGGATCAGTACATATGACAACAGAAAAGGCTAAGACTATCAGCTATGGAAGATCATTATCTCACCTATTTTCATTACAAGAACAAATAGAACCCATCTTCTGTGGTAATGGAGATATCTTCGATCCTACTAACAGAGAGGATCACCCTATGGATATCTTCTTCGACCCACAGGGTGTGATAGAAGAATATAAAAAATTTCGTTAGTATATCGATGGCAACCAGAAGACCAAGCTTCTGGTTGCCTTATGTATTTGAAATTTTTTTAGCTACATATATAGTAATTGACCTAATCATGGTGATTAGGTTGGTGTTGTCCTCTAACCTATAGAGGTTTTTTAGGAGAACTGAAATGGACATGGAAAAAACTCTCAAGAAAATTTCTGTTTTGGAACAACATCCTGATAAAATGTCATTTAACCAATTGTTCGATTGGTTGTCTATGCTTCATAAACTTGAAGGTGTAAGTATAGATGATATAAACGTCATGACATATTTATTATCACCAGATGACGAAGAAAATGGCGAGTTTTTACTCTATATTGATGATGTTGCCGTAATGACCTTTACTATTACTCAAACTTATCCTGGATCTAGGGAATATCTAGTAACTAGTGTTACTAAATATTTTAAATGACCACAAATCTCAACATGAGGTGACAGAACCAAATAAGTAATAAAAACATTACCAATTGCTGTCATTGTTGAATAAGAAAAGGGCTATATGCTCTTTTCTTTTTTTTTCATTTCTTTAAAAGACAAATATTCCTACTAATCACCTTATATGTTTTTTGTTCCATTATTTAGTTAAATTTTCAGCAACATATATAATAATTGGTTCTTTAAATACTGGAAGGATTCATCATGCAATTTTCTCTTTACAATCTATCTGTGGTTATAAAGACAGCTGATAAGCTATACCAAGACATCATTTACCACTTCTTAAACATGTTTTATGAAATTAAACCTAATGAATTTACCAAAAAGCCTTTCTACATCAAAAACACCACTGATTCTAATCTAGAACAATATATAGCATATGCTAGCATAATCAAAGAAAACAATGAATTCTACCTACATAGAAGGCAATATGTCCATCTAGTTGATTTTGTATCTAAATATTACCCTATACACCTTAATAAGTTTAATGCTCTTAAAGAAGGTAATATAAACGACAATGTAAGTATCTACACAGACTATATAGTAGCTCCCCTTAACTTAACTACTAAAAAAGAATGGACACTATACGACTATCAACAAAGAATCCATGACTACATTATAGAATCTAAATGTAAATCTAACCTAATACCTATACAAACAGGTAAAGGTAAAACAGTAACTTCACTATTTACAGCAGCTACTATAAATAAAAGGTTAGCTATAATCATTCTACCTACCTATATAGACAAATGGGTAGAAGATATAAATAAAATCTACCATATTAAGCCAGAAGAGATTATGGTAGTACAAGGAAGTAAAAATCTAGCTGCATTAATAGAACTTGGTCAAGAAGGGCAATATAATCAACCAATAACTATTATTTCTCTAACCACATTTAAACAATGGATAAACCTATATGAAACAGATACAGATTATGCATTAAGCTTCTTTGGGATAAAACCCATAGATCTATTTCCTACTCTTAATATAGGAACATTAATCATAGATGAGACACATCAGCATTTTCATGGATTATATAAGATTTTACTACATACTAATGTACAAAAGCATATAGGACTATCAGCTACACTTATGAGTGAAGAAGAAGTAACTAAAAGAGCGCATAATGTTGTATATCCATCTAACTGTAGATATGAGGAAGAAGAGTATGACAGATATTGCGATATTTATCCTATAAGCTATAATATCAGTGAAAATACATTAAGACAATTAAGATTCGCTTATAGAGGTAGAAATGCATATTCACATGCTGCTTTTGAGCAATCTATAATTAAGAATAAGAACATTAAGAAAAGTTATTTTGAGCTTATACAGGAAATTATTGAAGATTATTACATAGCTGAATATATGCCTGGTGATAAGTTAATGATCTTCGTTGCTACGATTGAGATGGCAACAGAGCTTGTGAAATATTTAAAGAGTGTATATGTATCAGCTTATAGCATAGAGAGGTATTGTGAAGAAGATCCATATGAAAATGTTATTGAACCAGATATAAGAGTTACAACTCACCAATCAGCTGGTACTGCTATAGATATACCTAATTTAAGAGTTGTGATTCAAACAGTAAGTATAGTATCTCCTACTCCTAATCTACAGAATCTAGGAAGATTAAGGAAGCTTAAGGATAGAGATGTGAAGTATTGTTATCTATATAGTGCTAATGTTCCTCAACACAGATATCATCATAATAAGAGATTAGAAATCTTTAAGCCAAGAGCTAAAAATATCATATATAGAAGAGCAAGAACTTGTTTATAACGTTTTAATCAAGGCATTTTCGTCCAATCGCTGTAAGGGGGTAAACATGAGGAAACTTCTTGAGTATAAAGTAGGTGACTTAAATTTTAAAACACATTGTGTAAGAGAGGAATTAATGATTAATGAATTAAAAGCTCTAATATTAAAAGCAGCGAATGGTAATAAACAAGTTAAGGAAAAAATAGTTGATATTATTTTAAAAGCAATATGTGGGATTAATGATTTGTCGCGTTTAAGTATTGAACTACAAGAAGCAATTAAAGTAGCAGCCGATTGGTTGTTAATTGAAGGTATTAATATATATCCTGTGCTAAATATTAAAAAATAGCATTAAAATGTAATTAAGCACCCTCTATAGCCAAAAAAGGCTATAGAGGGTTAATAAACAAAATGCTGTATTTGATTTTTTTTAGTTACATATATAGCAATTGACCTAACCATGGTGGTTAGGTTTTTATCAATCTGAAAAGGAGTGTAGAAATGGAACTGCAAAAGCTTCTCAAGAAGGTCGCTGTTATCCAAGCTCATCCCGATATGATGACTGCTGATCAAATCGTGGAATGGTTCTCAGTCTTGCGTACTATTAAAGATGTACGCATTGACGACACAAGTGGTGCTACACCTATCAGGTGTAAAAATGGAGTATTTCAAAGCAAGTTCTCCATCTATGTCGGTGACATTGCTAAAATCAATGTTACCCTTACTCAAGTTTGTCATGGCAGCAAGAAATACTCAGTGTCATCAACTACTGAGTATTGCAATGGGATGAAAGCTAGTCATGGCACTAAAGAGTACAACACTGTTCAGAAAGAAGTACTGCGTCAACAGGAACTCTTTCAACAGCAACAGCGTGCTTCTATGAGACACGCTATTGAACACCACCAGCATAACATGCATCAGTATATGCAGCATCACATGCTGCATTATCACCTTCATCACCATAATCACTTCTAATAATTAAATTAAAGAGAAGGGCTATATGCCCTTTTCTTTTTTTGTTATATAGCATATAAGCTAATATGCTGCATTTGAATTTTTTTCAGTTGCATATAAAAAAGTTGGTCTAGCTGTAATAGCTAGACCAACTTCAACCCTAAGTTTTTAAAAAGGAGATTAAGATGAAAAAGATAGATGATTTTTACTATGTTGACAAAATATTATTAAAATACCCTATAAGAGAAATAGACTATATGATTAAATTAAAGCATTATCTCCAACTTGCAAAAATTGGAGATCGTAATTATGAATCACAGTTATGTAACTTATTAGGCACGCTAAGAAGAAGTATTCAATTAGATATATTGTCTCCTTGTCTTCAAACTATAATAAAACAAGCAGTTCAATGGTTACAAACAACAGGGCGTAAGATTGATTTCTCAAATCCAGACCCAGCTCTCTGGATAACAAAACGTAATGGTAAACCAAGATTTTAACTAAAGCATTACACCCTATGGTAATTAAGCCATAGGGTGTAGTTTATTTTTTTCGTTTAACCATCTAAACATTAATCCTGATACTCTCTAAATTCTCTACAGCTAAACCATCATCGTTATATCCAGATAAAACATATAACGTGTCATCTATTAAAAGAGCATTTAAGTCTGATAGTGGCTCTTTTAAATTACCTATATGGATGTATTCACTCTCTCCTGTATATTCATTCCTTTTTATGTAGTATATGATACTGGTTCTTTTATTTTTTCCAAATACTCCACCAGCTATAATAAATCCATCCCTATAAACAGAATAAAAACTATCAGCTATAGGACCTATCTCTAAATCACTAGCATGAAAAACTTCAACAAATGGTTCATTGGTCTCTCTATATAAAGCTACAGCATTATTAAGGGAATCTTTACCACCATATAGCTCAAAGACATTAGTTACGTAGTTATAATGTACTATACTTCCTCTAATATACTTAATCTCCATTATCCCTTTACGCCATTTATCTAATTCTCCATCTAAAATCTTAGTGTAATAAACCTTATAATTATGGTAATAGTTAAATCCAGTAAAGGAATATAAAAAGTAATCATTACCATGTCTTACCTTATATAGGTTCATACGACATGGTTCACCTGGATGCTTATGATTAAGTTTTCTTAATGTTTTATTCTCTATATCATAGATATAATCGCTATCTGAAGCTTTATCAATATACGCACCACCTATAATGTATATATACTTACCATGAGCTACACTAGAGGTTAAAGTAATATTTTTTTTAAATTCTGCTACTATTTCATCCTCTAGTTCATTATAATCGTTAAAGTAAGAAATAAAATCACTAGTAGCTACTCTTGTAATGTAATTACCCTTATTTCCACCAATGAAGTAAACATATCCATTATTCTCTACTATAGAGCTATCTAATATACTTCCATGCTTAATCATACTTAATCCTCATTTTCTCTGTCTTCTCTTTAAACCTAATATTTAAGTCATCTAATACATATAGTTCAGCATTTTTAATATTAGAAAAAGATGTATCAGTATGTGTAATCATAAATATCTGACTATACTCATCACTAGAGATAAAGTTAAACACAACACTATACATCTTAGAGCGATGTTGCTCATCTAACCTTATCCCAAACTCATCTAGATATAAAGGATAATCATACAACCCTAAATACTTCATTAACCCTATCTTAAACGATAAGTCTATAATCTCTCTCATACCAGAACTAGTCTTAGTGATATCATTAGAGATAACTCTATCTTGTACCATTACTTTAAAGCGATAGTCAAATTTTTCATCTACCTCTATGTCATAAGGTACTACTTTAAATGAATAACTCCATATCTCCTCTATAGAAGAATTAATAGCCTCTATGAAGTTATTAATAAATGTAGCTATAAACTTACCTATAAGACCTGATTTTGGGTTAATGACTTCTAGTATAGCATCATAGACTTTAAGTTTATCTTGTAGCTCTTTAATATTTTTTTCATATTGGGCTATAACTGATATAACTGAATCATTGACATTGAGTTTATTCTTAATTTCTATGTTAGTTAGATTAAGCCTTGTAAGCTCAGATTCTATGTATTTTTTAATTTCATTAAAGAAGTAAGAAGAGATGTTTTCTTTTAATAATGATAGGCTATTTGACATGTCTTCTTGGTATCTTTTTAGCTTTAACCATATAGCTCTAGATTCTTGTAGTTGTTTGTAGTTAAGTTGCTCTTGTTGCTTTTTATGTATATATTCCTTATAGCGATTAAGTTCTTCGTTGTATTGAGTTTTAAGCTCTAGTAGTGTATTTTCAGTAGAAGATTCTAGTAGTTTAATAGCAGTTGTTACCTCTTGTAGTTCTTCTTCTAGTTTGTAGTATTTCTCTAGTAGTAGTAGTTCTTGGTTTATACGTTCAATAACGTATATAGCCTCTATTGGGTTAGTTTTTAGTTTTTCTTGTAGTTCTATTAAGTGTATGTTAAAATATGGCTCTAATGGTTTTTTAAGCTGAAGGTAGTTTTTAATAAGGTTATAGTTCTCTATTAGTTGCTCTTCATCTTTTTTGTGTTTATTTAGTTCCTCTATGAGTTTAAGTTTTTGTTCATTAAGGAGTTTAATGTCTTTATCTATTTTATCTACCTTAGATTGATCATAAATGATATTCCATTTGTAATTACATTTAGGACAAGTAATTAATGGGTCATTAATGTGCTCTAATAAGTGTTTCTTCTTACCTTGTAGTTGATTGGTTTCATAATCTATAGCTTTAATTTTTTTGTCTATAGCTTCAATTAAAGTTCTTGTAGCTTCATAGTTCTGTTTAGTATAATAAGGCTCTTTAATGCTATTAAAAATGTCTATAAAGCTCTGTAAGGTGTTTGTAAGGTATGTCTTTAGTTCATGTACTATAGACTTATCATAAAGGGTTTTAATAGCGTTTTTATAGGATTCTAGTTGCTTTTTAAGGGTATCTTGTTTTATGTATAATTCTTCTTTATTGGCTTTAGATACTTTTTCTATAGCTTCTATCTTTGAGTTATATTGAAGTAGTTTAGCTTTAGAAGCTTCTATGAGTTCTGATATTTGGTTAATGGTTTCTTTGTAGGTATTATAAGCATAGACTTCATCTATATCGTAGTTATTGGTAGATATGATGTAGTTCTTTTTAAGGTAAGTTAGATATTGGTTAAGTTTATTTAGGTAAGTCTCTTGTACTTCTTTTAGTGAGATATTTTCTGTTGTTATAGATTTTAAGTTCTCGTAGATAGATAGTAGCTTTTCTATGAAGAAAGCGTTTTTCTTATATTGGGTTTCTAGTTCTTCTTTGTCTTTTTCATTAAGTACCTTTTGTTTCTCTGATAGAATAAGGTTAGAAGTATTTTTAAGCATAGATTGTAGGGATTTTTGTTGAGTAAGTGTATCTTCGTATATACTAATTAAATCTGTAATATTAGTACCTGATATTTGGTTAAAGAGTTTTTTCCTCTGTGTTACAGACATAGAGGTAAATGTCTGTACTCCTATTAGGATATCGTAAATGTCTTGTGTTAGATTAAAGTGCTTTTGTACTAGTATTTTTTGTGTAGTTACATTATGGCTACTATTTAATTCGGTGTTGTCTACAATAAATGAGTAAGAAGCTTCATTATTAGTGAAGTCGCTAATGAGGATATAGTCTTTATTATTATGTTCTATATGGATTTCTTTATAGCCATTAGGGTAAAAATCTTCCTTTTGAGCTGGAAATGGAGATAATTCTTTTATTAGTGATGATTTACCACAGCCATTAGTACCAATGATGAGATTAAACTTTTTGTCAAAATTAAACTCTACTTCAGTTGCTTGTAATAGGGGAAAACGCTTATAGTTTCTGAAGATAATTTTCTTTATAAACATCAGTTAAGCCTTTATAGTTATAAGGTAACCACAAAATCCTTTTATGTGTTTAAAATAAAAAGATATTGGAGATTTTATGATTTTCATAGGGTATAATGACATCATGGATCAACGAGTAATTTTAGCTAAAATCATCACTCTTATCTATAGGGAATCATTAGTTAGTAGCATCAGTAAAAGCACTGAGCTTATTAAAAATATCCTTAATATCATTAAGACAGATGGCAATGAAATCATTACCCTTAATGGTAGAAATAAGATTAAAGATTTAAAACTATTAGCATTAGAACTACTTGAATCTCATGAACCTATAGAGAAAGATATTCTACTACAAAAACTAAGAATCATTGTAGATAATGATGAAAAACTCTTTAAAGCTCTTGAACAAGGTATAATGCCAGACTACGATGAAGCAACTAATAAGAGAGTTATTGTCTCTATCGTTAAATATTTAAATAACTTTTATAAAGAACACACTATTATTGAAATTATTAATAAAGCCAGTATGGAATTAAAGTTTAATAGGGATAATATTGGTAATTTAAATGACTATATAGCTAACTTAATAGCTCAATTAGAACCACTACAGATATCTAATACATTAAAAGATCCAGCATTAATTAGTGATATAGATATTGGCGATCAAAATGGACTAACTGAAGCATTTGACCAGATGAAATCCAATATCTCTGGTAATATTGTCTTTAAAACTGGTTGGCAAGCATTAAACAGAATGACACAAGGTGGATTTAGAAGAGGAGAGTTTGTTACTATTGGAGCATTGCAACATAAGTATAAAACAGGATTTACATTATCTCTATTTGCTCAAATTGCAAGATATAATACTCCTATCATGATTGATCCATCTAAAAAGCCATTATTGTTAAGGATCTCATTTGAGGATGATATTATTTATAATCTACAGTTTCTATATCAGTACTTAAAGGCTAATGATGGAGAACCAGTTACTGAAGAGCATATTAAAGAAATATCAGCTCAAGAGTTATCTAATTATATTAGAGATAAATTAAGCGTTAATGGCTTTCATATTAAAATGCTAAGAGTAGATCCTACTATGTGGACATATAGGGATATATGTAATAAAGCTATAGAGTTAGAAGCAAAAGGCTATGAAATACATTTATGTATGTTGGACTATTTAGCACTTGTTCCAACAACTGGATGTATCATTGGTCCTATGGGTACTGATAGACGAGATCAGTTTAGAAGGATTAGGAATTTTTTCCAAGCTAGAAAAACAACTGTTATTACACCTCATCAATTATCAACTGAAGCTAAACAGTTAATTAGAAATGGTGTACCAGAACACCAATTTGTTAAAGAAGTAGCAGAAAAAGGTTATTATGAAGGTAGTAAACAATTAGATCAAGAAATAGATTTAGAGTTATATATTCACCTATTTAGCCATATGAAAAAAACATATCTATCAGTACAAAGAGGTAAGCATAGATTACCTACTGTTATAGATGATGAGGATAAGTATTTTATTTTACCATTTCCTGGTAAGAATATTCCCATATTGGAAGATATAAATAGTGAAGATATATCTTTGAAGTCATTACCTAAGAAAAATGAATCATCTACTTTGAATGAATTGTTGCTGTGATGTAGTTAATTAAGCATAGGTGGTATTAAGCCACCTATGCTTATAATGACCATTTGTAGAGAAATGTTGTGATCCAAGATACCTTGTAATCTCTAGAAGGGGTTATTTTTATGAAACTTATGGAATTTGAAGATACAAAGATTAATTATAGCCAAGAAAACCTCTATAAATATCTAACAGAATCAACAGTTATCTCTAGCGAAGGTATCTCTGATTACTTTGCTAAAATTAAAGACACATTAAATGCTGTTGTAGGATTAATCTATACACCTTATAACGATAAAGCAGTAGCTGATATACTAAGGCATAAACATGAAGTAATTGAGAAGGTTAAACATTTAGACTTTACAGCTACTTCCTTTAATGTAACTAGTAAGCCTATTAACTTTAAGGGATATTATACTAATTTTGTAGATGATTTATATAATAACGCTAAAGAGATTAATGAATTAACTAAGAATACTTTATCTAAATTTAAGATTGCTTTATCTTTATATATTAACAATAATTTTGAGCTAGTAGATGCAAGTATGCTTAATGTTAATCAGTTTAAGTTAGCTGATAGTAAAAGAGAGCAAATAGAAAAAGATATCTCTAAATACTTTTCCTCTAAATATGGAGATACAAAAGCAAGATTTAGGGATATCTTTAGATCTTACAATGACGTTAAATATGTCATTGAAGGAGTAATTAGGTTAGATTCAATTATTTATCCTGATAAACTAAAAGAAATTGAACGTGAGGTTGATTCTATTAAGGGGTTATTAAATACTATTATAGGAAATTATATTAATAATCCTAGTACAAATACAAAAGCTAAACAAGACTTAATGGTAATTACTAATATTTGTGCTAAGATTGTTGAAATGTATTATTACTTTTATGGTACATGCTATAACTTCTATAGCGTATTTAAGAATAATATCGATGATTTGTTGAAGTTGTGATGGGTAAGTATAAGCACTATGGGTCATATTAGACCCATAGTGCTTAATTTAATTAAGTTTTGATGTAGTAGTATAAACCTGGATTAGCTGCCTTTTTAGAAGAGTAATCTGGTAAATAAAACGTAGAAGATGTATTTGGTTGATCTGTATAGTAGTTAGTGTAATCAGTGATACCAGAGGTGAAAGTGGCTGAGTAGACAGTATTTAAAATATCGCCAAAAATTATATAAATAATATTATTTCCACCCCATCCACCTATATAATATATTTTATTACCAACTATAACTGTTTGAGCAGTAATTGCTGTTAAAGGACCATTACTTATCTGAGTCCAAGCTCCTATACTACCATCAGCTAAAATAGGTGCGCGATATGCGGCATTTGTAAGACTAGTATTAACAATATAACCACCTATACTAAATACATAATTATTAGTACATACTATTGCTGAACCATATATGTTATTTGGCATATTTCCAACGTAAGTCCATGAGCCTATATCACCATTAGAATCATATGTAGCATAATAGATTTCTGAAGCACCAGCATAATTATTATAAACACCGAAGATATATATTTTATTTTTAATAATTAGAGGAGTGCCGAAAATAAAATTAGTAGGAAAATTAGGAAGAATTTCCCAATTATTTAATGTTCCATCGTTGTTAATAGTGGTTCTATAAACAGTATTAGTAGAATTACTAAAATTATTTCCACCTACTGCATATAACTTATCTTTAATAACAAAACATACATGAAAATATCTTCCATCAGGTAACGATGTTTCTGTTCTAAATGCACCTAATGTTCCATCTGAATTAATAGGAGCAGAATAAACGGTTGAAGGAACATAAAAAGTATCATTATATCCACTTATTAAATAAAATCTACCTTTGGTTGCTATATAACCCATGCCATAAATAGCTGCTGGTAAAGTACCAACATTACTCCAAGATGAAGTTAAATTACCATCAGCATCAAAAGAGGCTCTTTGGATAGTATTTAAAACACCATTTACACCATATCCTCCTAATATATAGATATAGTTTTTAGTTACAAGAGAAGATGCATAAGTTGTGGCAGTAGTTAAATTATTATTACTTGTCCACCCAGTTATATCACTCTGTGTAGATGGGTTGAACCCCCACTGAGATTGCCATGGGATACCAGCACTTTCATTAAACTGTGGAGTAAAATTATCTCCAATAGCGTTATATAAATCACTATAAGTTGTTTTAGATACAGCAGCGCCATTAAGCCTTAAATATCCATCTGGGGTAATATTAGATCCATATTCGATTACAGTACCTGTTATAACAGGTGTACCAGTTCCACCTGTAGGAGCAGGAAAATCATCTATCGTTTTCTTAGTAGCTAAGTTATCGTTAGCAGTATAATTAGCATTATACGACAATATCCCTTGTGCTGTATCACCAGACTTTAATATCTTAGCACTTAATAAATTATCAATCTGTGTTGTTGTTAGATTATTAGGATCACTATCAGCTTGTGTGATTCTATTTGATACATCTATTTTTCTGATGCTATGATTATCTTGTGTAGGAGCTGTAGTTTGAGTAGAAGGTGATGTTAATGTATCACCTGCTTTTAAAATCTTATTTGTAAATAAATTATCAACAGAGATTTTATTAGCAAGTTGATTATTTTGTGTTGGATCAACATTAAGGATAAGGCTACCAGTTACAGTTATTTGGTTATTATTATTGCTACTATTTGGTGAATATTTAGTTACACGCATGAGTAATACTCCTTAAGAGATAGGTTATGTTGATCAAAAAATTCAGTTTAGAGTATTAAGTTGTGTTAGGGGTTGGATTAAGTCACCATAGCCTTCTGTAGGCTATGGTGGGTTATGAAGATTTAAGTTTTAATATAATACGCGCTATAGGGTGTTGAAGGTAAATTTGGTAAGTTAAATGTAGAAGATGTATTTGATTGATCTGTGTAGTATGGGGTATAATCAGTGATACCAGAGGTGAAAGAGGCTGAGTAGACAGTATTAAAAATATTAGCGCTATTATTAGAATAATAATATCCACCTATAAAATAGATCTTATCACCAGCTATAGCTACTTGAGCATAACTTGCTATTACAGGACCATTGCTTATTTGTGTCCAAGTACCTATACTGCCATCAGCTAAAATAGGTGCACGATATGTTGCATTTGTAAATTGACTAGCTTGTGCATCTTTACCTCCAATACTAAATACATAATTATCAGTGCATACTATTGCTGATCCATATATGTTATTTGGCATATCTGAGACATAAGTCCATGAATCTATATTTCCATTAGAGTCATATGTAGCATAATAGATTTTTGAAGTACTATTGGAGGAAGAAGGAATACGAATACCAAAAATATATATTCTATCTTTAATAAGTAAAGGTGTCCCGCTGCTAAAATTAATAGGAAAATTAGGTAAAGTAGCCCAGTTTGTTAGTGTACCATCATTATTTATAATAGCTTGATAGACAGTGTTAGTATCACCCCCGCCTGCTACATATAGTTTATTCTTAATAACAAAACATACAGCATCAGCTCTTTCAGCTGGCAATGATGTCTCTGTTCTAAATGTTCCTAATGTTCCATCGCTATTTATAGGAGAAGAATATACAGATGATAGAGAGTTAGAACCACTATATCCACCTATTAAATAATATCTACCTTTAGTTGCCGCATAACCCATACTGTACATAACTACTGGTATAGCTCCTACGTTACTCCAACCAGATGTTAAATCACCATTGCTATTAAAAGAAGCTCTTTGGATGGTATTTATAGCACCACTTCCATTATATCCACCTAGTACGTAAACATAGTTCTTAGTCACAAGGGAAACTGAGTTACTAACACCAAATGCTAAACTGTTAGTAGTCGACCAATCTGTTATAATATTTTGTGTAGATGAGTTAAAACCACATTGAGATTGCCATGGGATACCACCGCCTGTAGTAAGTGGTGCAAATTGATCACCAATAGCATTATACAAGTCACTATAAGTTGTTTTAGATACATTAGCACCATTACACTTTAAGTATCCAGGTGGCGTTGATGTAGCAAATATCTCATATATCTGACCAGTTTCTACCGAATTACTAACAGATGCTGATGACGCTGCTTGAGTGAGTTTATCATTAGCAAATTTATTTGTAATAGCTGTATTAGGATTAGTTGGAGCATTATTTAAATCATAAGGATCAGGGATTCTAGAAATAGGACCTGTAAATACATCACCACTTTTATTGGCATACTGGTTTAGGATAGGAGTAACATCTATACTTGTAAGAGGGGTAATTGTATCATTTAAAAACTTTCTAGTTGCAGCATTATTATTGTTTACTGGAGCAGGTACAGTTATAGGTGTGTTAAATGTCTCGCCAGTTTTATTAGCATATAGGTTAGCTATATTAACAGCTTGTCCATAAGGGATAACTTCTAAATTACCAGTAGCTTGTGTTACAGTTGTTGTAACTGGTTGATTAACTGTAACGTTAGTGTATTGACCGCCTGAAGCACTTCTATTAAGTCTAATAATTCTCATATCTATATACCTCATGAAAGTAGTTAAACTATCAATGTATTAATGGTTTGAGCGCTATTTTCACTTACAAGAAGGAACTTAATATGGAAAATTTAACTCTATCAGACATTGAAGCTCAAAACCAATTTGTAAAAACTTACCAAATTGCTATAAGTGTTGCAAATATCCTAGAACTATCTATTAATGTTTTATCTGAAATAGCTAATGAAGATATCCACAATGTAATTAATAACACAGTACTTACTCCTTCAGTACTTATGAATATCATTGGGCAAAAGTTTCTTGAATCTATCAAAAATTAAGGAGAACAATAATGATTCATACAGAAAGAGCTAAAAAAGCTGTTGATATTGCTAATATTGTTTTATCTATGAATAAAAGTATCGTAGTTAAACCTAATACACTTCTATCTGAACTTAATGCTCCTTTAAGCTACCTTGAAATTAGTTCTTTAAAAAAGGCAACTCGTGAAGTCATTAATAATCTAATTATACAAGACATTGAATATAAAACAATGGGTGTAGTGAAAGGTGATAAATATATAGAAAGCCACCATGATACCATGATGGATTCTTATATTAAAACTATTTCCCAATTAGTTAAGAACCACTTTAATTTCACCAAATCAACAGTCAATAAAATCATAGGTGAATACATAGAAGGTATAAATAACCATATTCAGCAATATAATCCAGATAGTGCAGCTGAAAATCTATTTAATATCCAATACCTAAATATACCAGAGTTTTTCAAAACTGGTATATTTGCTTCCATTTTAGATAATTACCCAGATAGCAACAACATTAAACTAACAGCTAGTGAAATTAATTACCTCTCTTCCTATAAACCAGAACAAACAACTTATCTAGATTACATTAGAAATGCTTTACCAGATTCTGATTTAGCTCTATTTAACGAATGGGTAGGAAGAGTTGGTGAAGAAAAGCTAATCTCCTATATCGGTAATGATCAAATCTTCTTTAACCTATATAAGTTAAACAACTACGATTGCTTAAACTTCTATGCTATTAATATCCTTTATGCCTATATAGTTAATGAACGTTTAGATATCCCACTACCTGGTTCATTAGCTAATATTAAGGAGAAAACTAACCTTATCTGTTTAGCTTTTGTTCCTTTGTTTAAGTTTATTTATAAAGAGATTCTATCTGAAATTAGTAGAGGAATTGTAGTAGCTTATATTGAGGGTCTATTTAGCGTTTATAATGAGAATCAGGTAAATATTATTATTCATGATGAAGTCTTTGATAGATTAGATGTAGGTGATTCTAAGCTTGAAACTATCTTTGGGTGTATAGTTTCATTGACTAATAAATTAAATAGAGAAGACCTTAATGTAGATAACCTAAAAGCCAATAAAGACTACTACATTAAGCAATGGATGTCTGTTAGATCTATCTTTGCTTATAGAAAGCAAGAGATGATTCTTAAGGACTATAGGTTATATGCTCAACAGCTATTTGTTGATACTTTACAATCTTATAAAGATGTAGTAGCTGATGTTATTCTACATTCAGATAGATCTAATAAAAATATTGAATGGCATCTAGCTGCTATTATTAAAGAAGCTACTAATTTTATTAATAATGAAATGCATCTAGATGACTTTAATGATCAAGTTAAACTAGAAGAAAAAGCTATTAAACTTATAGCTGGTATCATGTTTAAAGATACATCAGCTTACCAGATTCTAATGAGTATGTTTAATAACATGCAGTTAAATCCCAAACTTACTCCTCAAGAAGCAGCTATGTTTGCTGCTATTGAGTATCTTGTTTCGTATTTCAGATTACAATTTGAAGTGAAATGATTTAATAACTCCACCTGGCTATTAATAAGCCAGGTGGAGTTAAACTTTCAGTTAATTAAAGAATTTTTTGGTCAATTTAAGGGGAATCTTACTATGCAAATAGACCCATTAGTGCATGAATATATATTAAACTCTACTAGCGAACAACTATATCTACTATACATGAAGGCTTTTGAGCTTATTGAGGAATTTAGACTACAATACGATTACACCAAATTTGTCAATATCATTACTAATGACAATATCGACAATTTCAGTAAAATGGGTATCATTGATGATATGGTCCAAGATGATCTAGAAGAGATAGCTAATTTTCACTATATCTATTTTAGCCTTGTAGCTGATCTATATAGCAAAGTTGAAACTATTAGTGCTCTTAATACGTTTAACCGTATTGAAAATGTAGAGGATATTGAATCTCTTCTTTATTCTACATTAGAACCTATAGATATATGCTGTAATATTCTTAATTTATATAGCGGTGAATCACCAGATTTTTTCTATGCTGCTATAGATAGCGTTGATGAAGAGTTTGTAAATGGTCTTAAAAACTACCTAAAATATACCGAAACTGAAGAAGTAAGACCCATAGATCTTGAACATATCCTATTACTTAAAAAACTACATGAGTTCTATGGGGAACACAAAACGGTAGCTATGACATTTTACAAAAATAGTTATATAGCTGAATATATGTTAATATCTGAAATTAAAAAGCTACTACCCTCTGACTATGAAAACTGGATTAGAGAGTGTCCTAAAGATGATCATATTAAAATAGCACAAGAGCTTCTAACTATATTAATGATTGGTTATGATTCATATAAAGACCCATTAGTTTATTTTACCAAAAACTCATCTATGTTTATAGATGAAAAAGACTATCCAAGTATCTTCCTTAAATTATCTAATATGTATAAAGACTTTCTTGTATTTAAAGAGAAAAAAGGAATTAACAGATGAAAAGACTTGATTACTTTAAACAAGTTATAGCTTATTCTAACCTATATGAGTATAAGGATTGGTATATCAAGTGTTTTAATATTTTACTTAGAGATGACCTTAATGATGATTGGAAGAAAAATCCAATAAGGTTTGATATCGTTAAAAAGCCAGATGGTATCTATTTTGTTGATGTAATACAAGACAATAACGGTAAAGCAGAATATACACTAGTAAAAATAGAAGATGCAGAACCTAATAAACCACTACTTAGTTTCACAGAACCTATAGAGATAAAAGCAAATTTTCTTAAAAATGTTAAAGAAGATACTCAGACACTTATAGGTAATGTTATTATCAACGCAGCTGCTATAGTTCCTTCATTCGGTGATAAAATAGAGTTTATTAATGGTCCTATAGTAACAAGCAGATTAGAAAATATCATTGTCCCTAAAATCAATAAACGACATGGTGAATATGATGTAGAGCGACCAGGTGAAGTAAGCCTTAAGTCTTTTTTAGAGTTTGTAGATCGTATATCGTTTTTTGTTAATATCTCTAAAACAACAGTTCTACCAGCAACAGAAAAGTCTATCACTGTCTCTAAAGATTTCAAAAAGAAAAAAGCAGAACTACTAGAAAAATATAAAGATAAGCTTAAAGATCCAGTTGAAGTAGTTAAATATGAAAAAGAACTACTAGAGCTACATAAGGAATATCTAAAAGACGATCCTACTTATGGTAAAATGCTATCAGGTAAAGTGTTAAATGTAGCTAGTAAAAAGATGTTTTTAAGCTTTGGGGATGAACGAACCTTTGAAAATAAAAAGGAAGCTCAACCTGTATTAACATCTCTAGAAGAAGGTTGGGATACTTCTGAAGATGTCTATAAAAACTACATTAACTCACTTAGATCAGGTTCTTATGCTCGTGGCGCTGAAACAGTTAAAGGTGGAGTTGCAGCTAAAGTACTACTTAGAAGTATAGGTGGATTAACTATCCAAACTACACCATGTGATACAAAGAAGGGATTAATTAGAGTTTATAATGAAAAAGATTACACTAAGCTTGTAGATAGATACATTAAGGTTAATAATGAATGGAAACACATTGAAAACCAAGACGAAGCTAAAGCATACATAGGTAAAGAAGTAGAAGTACGTTCCCCAATGTGGTGTAAAGCAGAGAATAACTCTATCTGTTATGCTTGTCTTGGTGGTAGATATAAAGAAGACGTCAATGGTATAACAACTCTTGCTCTTGAGATTAGTAACACTATTTTATACATGTTCATGAAGCTCATGCATGGTGTAGCATTGGATACAACTAATATTGAATTAGAAGATTTGTTGACTTAAAGTTCACCCTCTCTACCAACTAGGGTAGAGAGGGTGATGCATTATAAATGATAGAAATTCATGATCTTCTGTTTGTCCTCTTCGCTAAAACCTTCGGTGAAGAATCTATTTAAGTTAATGGTTCTTAGGAACTTAGAGTTAGCACCTTCTTCGCAAGTCTCTAGTGCTAATTGTACTAATCGTGTAAATTTAACATAAGCAGTATTACCAAGAGACCATTGAGGTACTCCACGATATACTCTTGATTCATGGAAGTGTTCGTCTCTATATTGCTTAACGATACCTAAGAACTTACCCCAAGCAGCATTAAATGCTTCTTGTGACTTATTATTCTTAAAGATAGATTCAATAATCCTATATAGAGATTGAGTTTGTTCAGCTGCTTCTTGCATCGTAATGGGACGATTAGGTCTCATTACTTCAAGGTAAGGTTGTAACAGTTCTTCAACTGAAAGTTCAGCCATTTTCACCACCATAGATGGAATAGTTGATGTTGAAACCCTTTTATCCTCTTTAGGTTGTGTTGTCTTTTTAGACTTAGTAGTATTTTTTTCTTCCTTAGAAGTAGTCTCTTGAACTTTTTCTTCTAAATTAGTATCTTTAGAAGTAAGTTCTTGAGTATCCTCTAAAGGCTTATTGTCTTCATCAGTAGAAAAGTTTTCAAAAGCGTTAATTTTCTCCATAAGCTTTTCCTTTGCAAAAAAATCAATTTAGGATGAAATTTCTCTCAAAAACCTTTAAGCTCTTTTCATTACCTATGTTAAATACTGGTAACTTATATCTAGAAGCTACTTTAATGAGAAATGCTGCTTTACCTGTTTTATTACTACAATCTAAAGATGTTACAGCACCATCTTCAGACCATGTTAGTAAAAAGAACATGCTACTATTTAACCTATCTCCTAGAATCATTCTAACATTTCTAGCTAGTAAAGACTTTATAATGTCAGGCACTTTATCCCATGCTGGAAAATGTTCTTGAGCTATTTTCTTATGCACCTCATGGTTAAAGTAGTGCTTAGAATCTATGTCATTGAAGTTCTTCCATGGGATATAAAACTCTACATTAGGACCAAGATTCTTTAATTGTTCATATAAGCTTTTATCATCAGCATTAACTCTAATAGTGTATCCTCTTGCTAGTAACTGATGGATATACTCAATAAGCTTATTCTTTACTTCTACTGGAAAATCTTTATCTATGTAAACAGCAACAGGTAGATATGGTGTTTGTCTAATGGTATTTTTAATGAACTTATTAGGCTTATTAGGATTATTAGTTTCCTTTTGAGGAGTTATTACTTCAACTATATCTTCATCTTCAAATTCGTAGAGCATGTTGGTTCTCAATTAAGAGGAAATGACAACTCCATTAAGATAAACCCTAATAGAAGCGTTACTAACCTTAATAAATAGCTTTTCAGATTGGTTAATTAATAGTTTATCCATACAGATGGTTTGTCCTGATGCAACAGAACCTTTATATACTAAATCAGCAGTAGCAGGAGTTGCATTAGATGAAATATAAACCTCAATATCAGAAGCACTTGAATTTGGATTATAAATATTTAAATAAGCAGAAGTTGATGTTGCTGTTGCAATATTAGTCTGATATAGCTGATATGGGTTTGTATTAGGTACATATGTAGCACTAGCTAATTGACCAGCTGCTGCTACATGAGGATTAGTTTCTTCTATACCACTTAGTCTAACGTTAACGCTAGCTCCTTGTGATTCAACGTAGATATTTTCATTCTTACCTACAAAGATACCAGAAATATTAGCTTGGTTATCGCTAGTAGATAATACAAGATTATGTAAAATATAATCATCTACTGTTAGTTGGTTATAAGCTTTATTAGTTACTGCTATCTTTACAGTAACATCAGAGGTATCTACGTTAATTAAGTCTAGATCAACAAGAGCGTGTGATTTATCAGAAGCACAAGTATATAGTGTAACGTAGCTATTAGCAGCTACATTCATTTTTGCTGAAACGGTGTTGATTGCCATTTATTTTCCTTTCAAGAGAGTTTTGATAACAAATTTATTTGCGATATTGGTTATCAGAAGATTTCTGTTACTAAGTTCAAAATTAAAAAGTATAGTCATTGTACTAGATGGTATATCTAGGTAGCATATGAGATTAACTTTTTTAACCTCACGCTCCATGCTCTTAAGGGTTAAATAGTCAGGCATATCTACACCAATGATAAGCTTTAGTTTTTGTAGTAGTACATTATCATTAGGGTATAGTTTCTTTATAATGCTATTTACCTCTTCATCAAACTCTATGCTATCATCCTTATTAGTTAATATAAGCTTATTTTTATTATAAAACTTATCTGTAACATCTATAATGATCTTATTTTCAATATCAGAACTACTAATGTAGAATATATCATTAAACATCTCAGATACATTCATGATTAATGGAGCATATCTAGCTACATCATAGACAAATGGAGTATGGTCTCTAACTAGAGTAAAAGATGGTTTATTTCCGTCTTGTACTAATAAATACCTAATATCTACCTCATGGAATAACTTTAAGTATAATGGATTTTTAAACTTACTAATCTTAATATTACAAGGCTGATGGTTAAATCTAGGTATAGAGCGATGATATGCCTTAATCTTATTAATAATCTCTGGAACATAGCCGATATTAATAGCAAATATGCTCTCTGTTGTTCTAACGCCTATATCTTCTTCTTTTTTACTAGCGTTATATAAGAAGCAATAGGTCTTATCATCTATATTGTCACTAGAGAAAAATACGTCTTTAAAGTTATATATGATATCCTTAAACTTATAGCTATTTTTATATGCACTAAATGGTGATTTTTTATCATAAATGGTTACAATGCTACCTCTTTCATGATTGTCATTTCTTAATAAATAAGATGCGTTAGAAGCGATATTTGAAAATAGATCTGAATATGCATTACCTATATTGTTATCATGACCCTTTATCCATTTAGTCTGTAAAGTACCACCTTTAGCTCTAAATTTATTTACCTCATCTATAATAGATAGCCAAATTTCTTTATGTATGATCTCTTTACCATCTACTCTTTTCCAACCATTTAAAATCCAGTTATTGATATCTGTATTAATGGAATTACATACATATGTGCTATCAGTGTAGATAAGTAGGTTATTGATTCTATCATCGCTATTTGCTATCTTAAGTACTCTTTTATATGCTAGTAGTTCAGCATGGTTATTAGTGAAATTTTCACCTATGATAGCATCTATTACTTCATATACATCTACGACATTGACTATTTTACCTTTTTCTTCTTCAAAGCCTATATTTGTATATTTAAACTTCTCATGAACTGGGTGTTTAATGGGATTCTTTACACTTTTATCATCGTAAGTATAAGCATATACACCATAACCACTATATCCAGGATTAGGCTTACATGAACCATCGCAGTAAGCCACCATTGATAACTTTTCTGAAGACATAGTTAGTCCATTAGTTAGTGTTTACCAATGTTCACACCATGAGGTGGAAATTTTAAATAAAATCAACAGAAAAATCAACTGGCAATTAAAGGATACAAAAACATGTCAAAGGTAGGTGTCTTCTTAAAGCCTATAGAATGGTATAAGCGTAATATACATCCTATTAAAAACTATGTGGATTTAATGAGCTTTTACTACTCAAAGATGAAAAATTGCTCATATGAGGAAGCTAAACAACATATAATAGAAGTAGTTAAAAAGAACTACAAAGGAAAATCCACCATCTACTTTGAAAGAAAAGAGAATCTAGATAAATACATCCAAAAGGATTCACTACTAAACTATATTAATAGCATCATTACAAGTAATAAGATACTAGTTCCCTCCTTTACATCCTACTTAAGTAAAGAGGAAAAAGTATCCCTTATCTCTAAATATACAGAAAATAATGTTATTAAAAGAGCTAAATCTAAAAAACTAGCTCAAGAAGCTAAAATGAGGAAAGATGAAGTTACTTATATCAATAAAAACAATGAACAAAACAACATGAAGATATATAATAACTCTCTATCTGGATCATTTACCCAAGAGACTTGTATGCTATACAATAAAACAGCTCATAGCACCTTAACTACCATTACTAGAACTACATCATCATTAGCTAATGCTAGTAATGAGCGCTTCATAGCTGGTAATAGATATTACGATAGTGCTATAACAGTTTTAAATAACTGTATATTTTTAGCTAGATATACTAATGAAGAGCTAGTAGAACAAGTACTAACTAAATATAACCTACATAGACCTAGTGTAGAAGATTGCGTTAATGTATTAAAATATAGCTCTAACTTATATTGGAGAGATGATAGCAGCTATGAGAATAAAATTATACCATTTTTGAAAACTTTGTCTGATGCTCAAAGAGCTAGTATCTGTTATTCTGGCGATTTTTATCATTTAAGGCAATATAATCCAGAATTTATACTTAGCTTTTTAGAAGATATTAGCTATAGGGTAGAAGCTACTGAAATTATCCCTGATATAGCTAATAAGTTATATGAGCTTGATGAGAATCTACTAAACTATACAACACAGTTGTTTTACTATGAATTTAAAGGCTTAGGTAAGAAATATGAAGAGATTAAAGACAAAAAGCTATTGAGTTCCTTATATTTAACTAGTGTAAGAGTAGTAGAGAGATTAAAGCACTACCAAGACTTTATTGATGCTTTTTTAATTAATGAGTGTATCCCTAATAACAATAATAAGATTAAATTAATGAGAAGAAGAGCAGTTGTGTTAAGTGACACTGATTCAACTTGCTTTAGTGTTGATAATTGGGTAAAGTGGTATAATAATGGTGAAGTTAAGTTTGATCAAAAGTCAATTAGTATAGCAGCTTCTGTTGCTTACTTATGCACACAACTCATACCTCATTGGTTAGCTATGTTTTCAGCTAACATGAATGTAGCTAAAGAGGATCTATTTTTAATCTCAATGAAAAATGAGTTTTTGTGGTTTCTACATGCTCCTGCTCAAGTAAGTAAACATTACTGTGCTCTTACAGTTATGCAGGAAGGTAATATTTTCCATGAACCTGAATTAGAGATTAAAGGAGTACATTTTATTAATAGCGCTATTAATCCAGAAATCATAAGTAATTTTAAAGACTTTGCTAAAAATAACTTTTTAGAGTTTATAGAAAAAGGTTACCTTAATGCTACAGATATAATAAGAAAATGCATAGAGCTAGAAAATAGCATTAAGGATTCTATTTTACTACGTAGAGAAACATCTTACTTTAAGAAAAGTAGGATATTAGAAAAAGAAGCTTATGCACTAGATGAGGATAAGTCGCCATACCAAAGGCATAAGTTTTGGAACATGATATTTTCTCATAAGTATGGAACACTAGCAGAACCACCTTATGACGTTATTAAAATTCCTACTAAGATTAAGACAAAGACAGATTTCATTAATTGGGTAAATAATATACAAGATGAACAAATTAAGAATAAGTTAATGCAATACGCTAAAGAAACAGGTAAGTATAAGCTTGAGACATTTTACATTAATGCAGATTTTGCTAAGGCTAACTCTATACCAGAAGAGATTAGATCTATTATTGATATAGAGAAAATTATATTGGAATTAACTTATCCATATAGGTTATATCTTGAAGTGCTTGGCTTTTTATTAGATAAAGATAAGCTTATTATGGATCATTTCAAGATCTGAAAAACAGTCCTCTGTGGGATTATCCCACAGAGGACTGTATAGTGATCCATAGTGGTAATTTGTTTTAATCTATTGAATGTCCTTTTTAACTTAAATGTAAATAGGAGTTGCTATGCTTGTAAATAAACTCGAAACACAACCAACCACTAGCAATATTAATTCAGGTAAT